CATTGAATACTTTACTTACCTGATCAATTGCATTTCCAACGTGTTGTAATCGTTTTCCACCTTGTGGCTGACTGTCAATGAGTCTTTGAGTATCATCCAAGATGGAACCTTCACGGAAAGGGATACCAACCGACTCTGTATTAACATAAGACGATGGTCTAAAGTCTTCGTCCTGTGATGTAATTTCACCTCCAATACCAACTTTCTTACCAGCATTATCTTTATATTTTGGAGAAACCCATGTAAATCCACCTTCGATACCTCCACCATTACTATATGTTGGTCCATTCGCACCCAATCTAACAGATTGACTTGGTCCCTCGTATAATTGTGCAAGCTCTGATGGTCCATAAACTGGAGACTGTTGTTCTATACCATATTGATTAACAGGAACATCACCAGGAGGTGAGAACACTTGTGATGGATTCGAAGTAATACTACCAACATAAAAATTACTATTTTCAGATTGAGTTCCCGTTAATACTCCTCCAACCCTATCTAAGAATGTTCTTGGATAGTTAGGTTTGTATTTGTTGAAATCTATGTTCTTAAACAATCGAGACCTCTGACCTGCCCCCATATTATTAAACATAATTTGGGAACCTGTCTCTCCTCCTCCCATCAATCTATTAACAAATTTCCCGACAGTACTACGTCTGAAAGCATTTGTAAGTTGTTGAATAGTGGTTTGTGGACCAGGATTGATGTTTGGGTCAAAGTATGATCCTGGAATTGGTGAAGTTGGTAATATACTACCCGCTAATCTGAGGGCAAAATTTGTTGCAGCTAATATAGGGTTAGCGGTAACTGTGATTGTAAAGTTTGGTTCTATGATAGGAACAACTCCTGTAAGTATGTTCACAACGTCAGTTCCACTACTAACATTCAAAATGTTAGCTCTACCCAAAGTATCTTGTCTTATTTGAGCGGCAATTCGTTCTTCAAATTCTTTTCGTAAAGTTTGTGCCCCTAATCGAGCTATAAATGAGTCTTGGCTTACTAACCCATTACTTCCTCCTGGATTTGGTGATAGCAGGATTGAAATTGGTGAATATGTTGAATATACAAATGTTGTTGGGTAAGGTTGGTTGTTTGATTTGTTTGTCGCGGTTGGTCTTTGTAAGGAATCAAAAAATTCAGCACTATCCAAGTTGAGTTGACTACCGTTAGAAAAAACATTTAAAGGTTTCCATTTTTGAGATTCGGGTATTGATTGACCAACAATATTAGCATCTTGATAACCATACTCTCCCTCGTTAGATTTCGTATTCAATAAGGCACCAGGATCTGGAGCTTGCTCATAACCACCCTCATTACCATATTGGTTAAGTGGATATAGTTTGTTGGCAAATGAAGGTTGGTCAATCAATTGATCAGGACTATCTTGAACTGATGAATCTGATTGAATATACTCCGTATTGATTGGTTGTGTTGGTCTATTAGGAGCCTTAGCATAAGGTGTTAAATTCCTTGTGATAAGTTTCTTTCTAAAACCATCTGAGTTTACAAAATCTAAAGGACTTGCCATTTATATTTTTTTAATTATAAATAGGTTGGGTGTTGATTTTATGGTTTATAATATGCTGGCGAATTATTACCAAAAGGGTTAAACTGTTTATTATTATTTTGCATCGATGCTAAGTATTGTGGATCATTTAACGTCTTTGATAAAGATTGAGCAATCATATCTAATTGAGCTTGCGTCATATTAGGTGGTGGGTTTTCAAATTTTATTACTATATTGTGATTTAATGTCCCCCCAATATCCATTTTTGAACTTTGGGCCGTTGCAGTATTAGAAACTGATGTCGACAGATTTTGGTTACCTATCGGTGTTTGTTGTCCTGTAACTAAACTTGAAATTGGTTGATTCTTTACGTCAGTTCCTTTATCAAGTTCCACCTGTAGAGTTCCAAGTAAGTCTTTGGTATATCTTTCGACTGCGGTTTTGTCTCCAAGGTTCTCCTGAACTTTTCTAGATGTTTCCTCCAAACTATTTTTTACTTTAGTATCCAAGTTAGTAAGTTGTGTTCCCGCTCTTTCAAGATAATCCGCAATAGCGTCTACACTATTTTTATTACCACTTCCTAAGTCTTTAACTAAAGTTTCTAAGTCTCCAATTGCCGTTTGGGTTTCTCTTCTCACATCACTGGTGTCAAAAGAATCTGCAGCTGCACCAGTAAATGCTGAAACCGTTCTTCTAGCCCCTTCAGTATATTGAGTAGCTTGTGGTGCAGTAACTACACCTCCAACAACTTTTTGTTTAATCGCCTTCAAGTCATTCATTATCACATCGGTTGTCTTCAATTGTGATCTACCAATGTCTTCTACTGTCTTTGGACCTTCTTTTTGTTCTTTGATAAGTTTATCAAATTCTGGTTGAGTTAATTCAGAAAGTTCTTTTTTAGTTCCGTCTTCCAAGGTAACTTTGTAAGTTCCCTCTTCCATTTTAGCGATGTTTGCTAAATATTGTTTGTCCTCTTCGTTAACAATTGTTAATCCCGCGGAATTTACTGCCGTCAATCTTTGATCAAGTTCGGCAGCTGCAAGCCCTAACTTACTCATTTCAGTAGCACTAACACCAGTTTCTTTTTGTAATTCTTTGAAAGTTAAAACACCTTGTGGGTTAATTTTGAAAGTTTTGGTTTTTTCATCAAAGTATGTAAATTGTTTTGCAACATCAACCAAACTATCTTGTAACGCTCCAGGATCGTTGATTGAAGCGTTCATTAGTGCAAATGGGTCACCCAAAGTTCCAACAGCAACTCCTAACCGTTGAAATGCCGCGGCAGTTGTTACCGCCTTTTCAGGATTTAATACGTCGTCAGCTAATTGAAAAGTCTGATTCATATCAAATCTCAACATTGAAGCTTGAGCCGCCATTTTTGTAAGTCCGACAACTCCACCCTCGAAATTGTAACGATTCATTTGTTCCATGTTCTGTCGAACATCTTTCATTACTTGGCTAGCGTTCCCTCCAACACTTCGGATGTAGTTTACGGATTCATCCAAACTTTCCCCTATCTTTTCAATTCCAATACCGACATCCAAGAAAGAATTTGCCAATTGCTCAGCTCCTATACCTAAAACTTTTTCAGCCGCAAATAATTTTTCAACTTCTTCTGAAGTGGCAACAACATTTCTTCGAGATGCTTCTGCGACATCTTCGATAACTCGACCAGTGTCCGCAACATTACCTCCCAACCTTATTACGTCAGGTGCCGCATCAGCTATAGCATTTCTTAATTCTACAACTCGTTGTCTACCTTGAGTAAATACGGTTTGAATTTTGTTACCCGCCACCGCAATCTTATCGAACTCCGCAACAAAGGTTTCAGAATTTACCGTGAATAGATCTTTAATATCTTGATAGATTTTGTCAATCGATGATTTGTCGTTTGGATCTTGCATATTCTTAGTTCATATTATCCATAAATACAAAAAGGACTGATTTATCAGTCCTTTGTATTTTCTTTTACCCATTTATCTAATAAATACTTTCTGAAAAAAACAGGCATTTTCAAAAAATCACTGTAACTAACATTTAATAATTTAGCCAAATAATAAAATTCGTTGATTTGACCTACCCTATAATCAGAAGAAAGGACGAAAAAAGTCAACCCCGAAACCAACATTTACTGTTAGCTTTTCTCCTGATGGGGTCATAATTGTTCTTTTTAAATCTAATCGAGGTTCATTATCTTCCATAAATTGTCTAATATATTTGGAATCTGCTATTGGCATTTGTTCAATGAATTTTGAAATTTCACCTCTGTCCGTTGTTCCATTGATTTCAACAAGTTGTTTGTTGAGTCTCCAAGTTACTCTTGGTACGGCTCTACCCTGAGGATAATTATCTCCCAACCTCTGAACTTCTAATATCTCACCATAATTCATTGGTTTTAGTTTTACCGTTGTTTGTGATTTTGGTAGTATTGTTGTGAACGTTCCATCCTCAGTTGGTGATTGTCCTTTCAAAATATCCAATTGGTCTAACATCACCGAAGTTTTGAAAGATTTTTTTGTGATAGGATCGGTAAGGCTCAATTCCATTTCAGGGCCAAATGCCGTGTTTCTCAAAAATATTAAAATTGCTTCAATGTCACCCTCCAACAACTCGTCTACTTTGAGATCTGGTTCATAAATTTTTGCCCTCAATAGATTTTGTGTCATATTAGGATCAGAAGCCATCAAAATATTTTCATCTGAGGCAGTAAGATACCCAACCTTTATAGATTTCTTTTTGTTTTTGTAAAATAATCCTTGACTGGGTAAAGGAACCACATCGTGTGGTAAACTTAAATTTGAGTGTCCGTATTCTTTTGATTGATTTTCCATAAAAATAATAACCGTAGAGTTTTATTCCCTACGGTTAAATTTAAAAATTATCTATAAATAATAAATAGAAATTTAATGTTAATATACTAACACACAACGGTCAGGTCTCATAGAACAAGTGATTGTTGCTAAACCATCTTGAGAATAAGACAACTGATTAAAGTTGACATCAGTTAAGAAAACTCCATATAATATCCACTTTTCTACAACAACACCCGTTGGGTCCAACATTTCCAAGTCGACATCTTTTTTGTAACCCGCGGCATAACCCATTCTACCTGTAACAGATTCTGCATGTAAACGAACCCACTCCATTAAAGCTTGCGCCGCTGATGGTCCAATCGGATCTCTAAATGTAACCGTTATTGGATTCCAAACGAATCGTCCTGCAACGTAAGTTGATGTGTTCAAAAACTGAATTTCTGTAGAACCAATCGTTATCTGTGGTCTTGCAGTTGATTCTACGAACCACTCATTTATTCCCAAACTAGATGGAAACCTTAAGATAAAACGGTTTTGTCGTTTTGGTTCGTAAGGTATCGGCATTTTCATTAATAAATCAGCCATATTGTTAAATTTTTTTTTGTTCTTTGTTTATAGTGATAAATATATCCCCACTAAAAAATTTTTCTATTTACTTTTTTTTTTATGAGAGTATCCTTACTTTACTTCGCGCTTAACGCCTCCAGCAGTAGAATACGTTTTTACTATATTATCTGGTTTATTTTCAAAATGTTTTTTCATTACTTCTATATTTTTTGGATCATCGTCACTAAAACCTATAGAAAGCTCTTTTGGAATAAAGTTATTTCTTACTCCTTTCTTTAAGAATACTTTTTTATTTAGTACTGCCGCCATCGCCTTGATGTAACTAACAAATTCTTCCATAGCTTCTACCTTAGCCTCTTCAGGATTGACAGCTCCTTCTTCATCTCCGAACGATACAGGGTGATATTTGTTGAGTTCTAAGTATGATCTTATTAACTCTTCGTCACTCATATCCTCTTCATCTACGAAGGTTCGATATTTTTTGAGGTTCTTTATTAGTTGTTCTTTATCTATACCATTAAATCCTGATATAATATAGTTGTATATAGCTTCTTTAATTGTATTCGGGTTGTGTCCTCTCGCCGTGATAATTGCAAAAATTGAACCGTTATTTATCGCCTCTCTAAAATCATCGAATGCAGGACCGACCTTAGCTTTCATAGCATCAACTAAAAAGTTTTTGTCTCCACCTGATCTGAAATTTCTGAATGGACTATCCGCATATCCTACAATTTCGTTACCTTTGTATTCAAAAGGTTCTTTGCCAATCATATGTCTATATTCTGCAAAATCGTCAGTTGACATACCAAACTCTTCTCCGTTTTTATCTATCACTATAATTTTTGTGGGCATATGAACAATATTATCGTCCCAATCGAACGCGTAATACTTCATATCTGGTGTATTTTCAGACTTAAATCCTTCTGTAAATTCTTTTCTCATTGGCTAAAAAAGGGGGGAATTTACCCCCCTTCTATTTTTAGATATTTTCGAACGAAGCTCCAGTTGGAGTGATGAAGAATTCAATATCGATGAATTCCAAAGCCTTCGTAGGTTTTAAGTATATCTTACCTGTTAATGTATTTCTATCTAAGTCTTCAGGTGTTGAAGAAACTGTTACTCTGAAGTCATAAAGACCTCTATCTCTTCTAATTGAATCTAAGATAGGGTTAACACTATCCAAGAATTGTTGTCTAACGATTTGGTCGTTTTGCTCGAACAACAATCTTACTGCTACTGCTGAAATCAACTTTCTAGCTTGAAGTAACAATCTTCTTACGTTCAATCTGTTTAATGCGGTGTCAGCAACTTGTAAAGTTTTGTTACCCCAAATTACAGTTCCCACATCAGCGAATGTTGCGATAGGGTTGATTCTTCCTTGATACAAAGTATCTCTATCTTCTTGGGTGAGTTTTACTCTCGCTTTGATAGAGTTCACAAGACCTCTTGTGTAACCCGCTGAAGCGAACCAAGGGAATGCGATGTTATCAGTCAACGCTAAGTTTCTACAAACTTCACCAGTTGGTGGTAAGTAAATTTGTGTATTGTTGACAGTATCTCTTGTCAAAATCCAAGGATAGTAAGTCGCAGTATAGTTAGAATCAATACCTGTGTTATCCAAGTTGTCTACAGCTTCTTGAGAATAGATTATATCCAATGAGTTTGTAGCGTCAGGGGTAAACATTTGATAGTCAGGTGTTGTTGCGATGTATACTGAGTCCGCTCTTGAGAACTGAACCATATCGATTGCTTCCTCAACCAAGTTAGAGTTATTTACATAATCTATACTTGAAGTTGCAAATACGTTGATGTTTGTAGATTCAGGATTTGCGAATGTAAGAATACCTAACAAGTATGCGTAATAGTCAGTATTAGCAAAATCTTGAAGGTTATTCTGAACAACGATTCTCTTGAACAAACCATCACCAGTTGCATTTGGATATCTTTGTGACGCGGATGCTCCCGCTAAGAAACCTGAAGATCCCAATTGGAATCTATCTTGATTTGTTCTATGTTCTCTGTAGATATCCCATCCATCAAAACCTCCAGCAAAACATATAGTATATTTTCTTGAGTATATGAAATAGTAAGGGTTTTCTTGAGTTTCAGGATCCGATGAGAAGTTAGCAACACCACATTCGAATGCTGTCTGACCACTAGTTTGGAAAGAATTCGAAATAGTTACAACTGTAGCACCTGAGTCCATGTGGAAACCTTTACTCAAATAATTCCATTGTTCACCAGGAACAGGAAGAGGAGACACAACCCAATTGATTGGATTTTGAGTTCCTTTATATTGTAAGAACGCATCATCAACTCCGAATTGACTTGAGAAACCTAAATAACTTCTTCTTACGATGTCACCAGCAGATTCTGTTGTGTTTGTGCTTGCACCGAAAGGAGGGTTATAGATTACCTCACCAGGGAAATAATATTTAGTTTTAAAAATTGGAACTGGTGAAGGGTTAAGTACTGAGGAATATTCTCTCTGGGTATATCCATAGAATCCACAAGGTATTGCATCTATTGGTGCTTCGTCAGCCATTTCAACCATTATGTATCTTGAAATCAATGCGTACTCACCATCACTTGATCCAATCTTTTTAGCAACAAAGTTGTTAGAAAGAGGATCCATGTTACAGTTTGTGAATTTTTCAATTACAACTGGGTTAGCGTCCGTGTCAAAAAAGTTTCTAACTAACACGTCAAACGTCATATTATTGAAAGACAAGTTAGCAATTGAAACTTTAACTTCAGTGTTTGCTGAGTTACCGTCAGAAATTGAAATGAATCTAAACAAGTTATAAACTTTATTACCTCTTAACTCGGAAACCAAGTAAGGTGTTTGAGGTGCTTTATATTGTGTTACATTGTAAGCGATTGAAGATGGGTCTTGACTTCTAGCACCAGGTAAAGAAATTAAATCACAGTTCAAACCTCTAATATAACCTTGGTTATAAGCGTAATTCAAAGTGCTTGGATACACTTCCTCAACAAACACAGGAACCTCATTTCTTGATTTTCCAAAATTATCGACACCTAAAACTTTAGTAATATATTTTGATGATGCTGCGGACATTGAAGTTTCAAACGAGAAATTGTCATTATCTTTAGTAACACCTGATATTAAGAAAGTTTCATAAGGTGATTGAGTAATACCTGAATATTGTCCACTACAATTCAAAGTCAAAGCAGATAATGCGTTAACTTCATAAACTGGTCCGTGTTGGTCACTATCAACGCTATTAGTATATAAAGATATACCTCTTGATCTCAAAGTCGCCACAACCATATTGTTGTATTCGGAATACGCTGTTCCTGAGTAAGTGAAAACACTACCTGATATGGTACCTGAGAATGTTGAAGAACTTCCTGATGTTAAACTAGAAACATAATAGAAGAATGAATATCCTGAGTAAGCGTTTCCTGAAGTAATATCAAAATTAGCATAATACCAAGGATCGTTCAAATCAGAACTCAAATCATTTGTCGCCAAGTTGACAGTATCACAACCATATTCATTTATTACATTTGAATACTCTCCAGTCAAGTCATAAAAATTAGACTCTGGAATTGCTCCATATACCACTGTTGTAGTTGCTGACAATGATGGGGTATCCATAATATTGTCAAGATTACTATTGAAGTCCAAAGCTAAACTTGAAGTGCTTCCATCAGATAATCTATACTGAGTGTTGAAATTTGCCTGAATTGGTGCTGGTAATCCACCATTAACAAATGTCACAGTATTTCCTGTTGAAGTTCCTGTGAATGATGCAGTCCAAGTAGTTGCTGAAGCAGGATTCAATCCAATAGTCAAAGGGTCAACATTAG